GGCAGATAAACGGCATGGACGGTGAAGGTGAAGCTCTCACCCGAGGGCAGGACGTAGGCGAAGCTAATCTCGCAGGGATCGCCGTTGATCGCCTGACTGACCAGCGTGCTGTCGTCAAAGCGCACCTCGATCCGGCCGGTCAGCGCGGCGATGGACGGGTCCGCGCCATCTATCTTGCCGTCGCTGCGGATGGTTTCGATCCGGTCGAGGGTGTTGGCATAGGTGATCTCGGCCGAAACCACATTGCCGAGGGCGGACCCGTTGCGCGTGATTGCCCCGTTGAAATGGCCGAAGCGCTGCAGTTCGAGAGCAGCTGGCGTGCCTGCGCTGGTCGTCGTACCGACCGTCTCGCCCTGCGCCACCAGCCGCGCCGTCGCGGTCAGCAGGCCGGAACGCTGCATTTGCCAGTTGATCTGGTCGAGCACGCAGCCGGAATACATCGCATAGCGGGGGATCTCGGGCATGCCGGTCTCGATCGACATGCTGGGCAGCGTCCAGGACCCAGACTGGTACTCGTGGGTGTACGGTCCAGGACCAGTGGTGGTGGGATCGCCAAAGGCTGCCTTCAGCCAGAACCCGAACGCTTCGGCGTCGAGCGGCACAACGACATCGCCATCGGCCGTCACCGCATCCTTGATCGGCGCCAGCGGGTCCCGGCCGTAACCCAACAGTTCCGAGTTCAGCAGCGGCTGCTCCGCGCCGAGCGAGGTGCTGGCGAAGGGCATCTTGGTGAACCCGCCCACTGGGGGCGTGCCATAGGTCGTCTCGAACGCAAGCGCCATCTGTGCCCGCGCCCCTTGGGCTCGTGCCATGTTCGTCTCCTATCGTGAGAGAAGTCAGCCGAGCGGATCGGCCGTGGAATAATGCAGCACCACCGGGATAACGGCCGCCTTCAAACTGGCTGCACCCTCGATGGGCAGATCGACCGGCCGGGGCGCTTCCGCTTCGACCCAGTCACAGAGGCCGCCCAGCGTACGGTCAGCGGAAAGTGCCGCGCCGATGCTGGCGGTCAGTATATCGAAAGCGGTGTCACGGTCAGTGCCCTGCACGACCGCCTCGATCTCGGCGCGGTGCTGGTAATGGTACCGTAGCGGCGACAGTGTCACCTCGGGCTCGCCTGGTTCGCCGTCGCGCAGGATTAGCAGGCCCTCAGTCGGCACGCGCTCGGGCAGCACCTCACCGCGCAGGGCTGTTGCGGGTAGCGCCGTGAGCCGCGCACGGAGTGCGGAGAGGATGGTTTCGCGAGGGGTGGGCATTGATTTTAGCTCTGTTGCAGGTGCGGAGAAGGTCCGCCTGACACCCACCTTACCGATATTCTCGGATGCAGCGGGTGGCAGTTATCGCTGGGCATGCAAAAACCTTCAAGAACTGCGCGGCATTAGAACGGGGTTTTTGGTAGCGGAAACAAGATATTTGGCATATGTTCTCAAACCGAGCGTTTTCGGCAGAGCAGTTCTGTCTTTGGGTTTTGTAAGGTTTTGTACGCAACGCGGCGCGGTTCAGTATGCTGGACCTGGTGGAACCTTAGTAACGCCTCGTTGGTTGGGTCGAAACGGCATGGAACGACGTAATGTTCGCCCCGACATGTCACCGATTTGAAGATCAGCGCCGCGTGGCTGATTCATCACGCCGATATGGAGGTCTGACAATGGGATATACACCCCTCGCAATTGCAACGATCCTTGCCTGCACAATCACACCCATGCTTGAGGCAGGCGTTTTGCTTCCCAGTTCTGCGACTTCCGCGTTGACAGTGCCAACGGCTCCAGGCGCGCAAATTGTCAAGATCAAGAATGACAAGGGTAAAGGCCAAAAAAAGGCTAAGCAAGCGAAGCAGAAAAAACCCAAGCACGCGAAAAAAGACAAGCAGAGCAACAAACAGATCAAGAACAACGATAAGCCTGATAAAGTCAAAGCTGAGGTAAAACGGTCGAAAGACGACCGGGCGCGCCTTTCCGATGAAATCTTGAGGGTGCAGGCACCCAAAGGTCGGGACATGACCGTACTGCTGGGTGCCGTTCCGCTCACACTTTTGGGTTCAGAAGTCGTTTTCTCCGACGTGCCCGATGATCAAGTACTAACCTATCGCAACTGCCCACCGGGCTTGGCAAAGAAGGACCCGCCTTGCGTACCCCCCGGTCTTGCCAAAAAAGGCGTGACCTATGACGAATGGGTGGCATATGACGACGACCGGCTTGACAAGATTTATCTGGAACAGCGTGAAGAATATCTAGATCGGGATGTTGTGCTCGACGACGATACTCTGCTGCTGAGTTCAGACCAGATTGCATCGCTTTACGGGCTTCGTCCCGCGCCTTCAGGCAAACGCTATGCGCTGATTGATGGCCAGCCGGTGGTGTTGACCGACGAGGATTACACATCACTGCTGCGGATCAATGATCTGGCGCGGGTCGAAAATCTACCCGAGGGACTGCGCATCGCGCCTACTGCGGCGTTGACACAGAACGAACTGCGCCAGACCTACAAGCTGCCAGAGCTTGAGCCGGGATATAACTATGCCGTCGTAAATGGTGAACTAGTGACGTTGCAGGATAGCGCTTTTGAGACTTTACAGCTGATCCGGATCGCACGCGCGATCTTTTGATTTTAAGCTGATACCAGTGGAGAGGTCAGTATGGGGCTCGAAGCGGATGCGGTGCAGCATCTGCAAAAACTCAGCAGTTTGTGGCACCGGCAATATCCACTCGTTATTGAACGGCCTCTCCAAGGCAGACATGGTGTATTTGGAGCGAACTCACCCTTCGTCAGCATAGTAGCCATCATCGCACCTTCACCTCCACCCAATTCGCCACGATCAACCCCGGCAGGGCGTCATGCGCCCGCTGTGCATCCCGCGCCAAATCCAGCCGTTTACGCAGCTTGACCTGCGGCACCAGCAGGAAGATCGGCACGGTTGCCACGCCGCGCCCGGTCTTGGATCTGGACGCCACGGCCCGGCCTTTGGTGTTCAGGCGCCCCTCTGCCACCAGCAGGCTCGGCCCTCTCCGACGATAGACAAACCGCAGGCGCAGACCGGTGCGGCGCTCCCATTCGCCGGGGGTGATCCGGCCGCCGCGCGTGGATTTGCCTGCGGCTGGCAGCGGGATTGCCAGCCAGAACCCGTCCTTCGAGCGGATCAGCGGGCCGGTGTCGTGAGCACCGACGATCACCGGCGCCTTGGACCAAACCAGCGCGGCCGCATCCAAGCTTTCGCCCGACCGCGGGAAGTTCTGGTTGCGGATCGAATTGGCCAGCCGCCGACCAAGCCCCGCGCCGGTGATTTGTCCCCGCCAGTCGGATTTCAGCCCGGTTCCGGCCTCGCGCATCGCGGCGCTGACGGCTCTTTCCCCGGCTCTGATCTCGGCTGCCATCATCGCCACGATGTCCGGATCAATGTCGAGTTTCAACTTCATGACGGCCGCAGGTCCAACGTCCAGATCAGGCGGTCGCTGTCACGCACAGGCTCTCCCTGGATCGTGAAACTGTCAGTGTCGATCACGATCAGATCGCCCGGGCGCGAATCGGCCAAGTCGGAGACGCGTACATCCAGCACCATCGTGTCACTGGCGAACTGCGCAGCGCCAAACTCGGTGATACGATCCGGAGCGCGGCGGATCACACGGATCGTGCGTTCCTGCGACGTGGTGCCCGAGATCCACAATGCGGCCACCGCCATGGACGGGTTAGCGAAGATCCGGTCCATGGCGACAGCAAAGACGGTCATGACGCGCCGGTCAGTTCGAGGTGTGCAGGCGGATCGCGATACGCGGCCGCTTGTTGACCGGCAGGATAGAGGCTTCCGTCATCAGATCGATCCAGCGACCCTTCTCGTCCAGATGCTGGCGGGCGTAGAGTGGCAGGCCCATGGTGTTGGCGGCCTCCAGCAGGTTGGCGGGGCCGCCATAGGTGGTGAAGGTATCCATCGTGCCCAAGGGGAAGGCGATGCCTTCGCTGGCCGGAACTAGCCGTTCGCTGGCATTGGTCGAGAGCGTGACGGTGCCCGAATACTCCTCGAATACGATGCCCGCGAAGGGGAAGTTGCGGCGCATATCCTCGCGCAGCGGCTGCGCCCCGGTCGCGGCATAGAACTTGTAGGCCTCCTCGGTCTTCGGGTGCGAGATCAGCTTGTCGAAGAACTCGCGGCTGACCAGCGCATGGACGGAGGACATTGCCTCGCCCAAAAGGTTGTCTTCGACCGCGCGCAACACCTCGCGGACCTTTCCCTGAATATTGGTGCCAGCCGTGCCCAAGACGAAATCTACCGAGATCTGCGCGAGGCCGAACTCTGTGAAGTAATTGTAGAGAGTGGTCCCAGCGCCGTCTTTGACGATGCCGCGCAGCGCGTTCATCTCCATGTATTCCCGGGTCTGTGCGTGCTTGCGGCGCATCAGCATCAGCTTGCGGTTCATCACCTCGACCAGCGGGTCGGCCGCATCGAAGACGCCCAGCGCAGGGCTTCCCTGGATGTCGCCGGGCAGGATGACATCGTCATGCGGGATCCATGGCAGGGCGAAGGACCGCATGGACCGGCCCTCGCGGGTGCCGACGGTCGCGGGACCACCGAGGGGAACAGAAGGCAGCAGGTTCAGCACACCCTCGTATTGTTCGATGATGACCGACCGCTGGCTGACGCCCTCGAAGCGGAAGAGGCCGATCTGGCCAAGGCGGGTGTAGAGGTTGGGCAGGATGTTGATGGCCTGCGTCATCTCGGCCAGCGAATAGCCACCAGCGTCGAACGGGTTGCGGACAAGGGTCATGAGGTGCTCCGGGGATGAAGGGGGTGTGGTGTCAGACGCCGTCGCGGGCAACGATGCCGACGGCGGCCAGCTGGCCGATCTTGGTGGTGATCTTGGTGCTGTCATCGACGGTGCCGTCGTAAGCGAGGCCTGCCCGCGACACGATCGAGGGCCCGCGTGCGATCACAATGCCGCTGGCATCAGCGAGCGTGGCATCGACGGCGTAGAGCAAGACGGCGCTGGCGGTCTGCGCACCATCTGTGCCACCACTGGTCGACAGCTTGTATTTGCCGCTGGCGGTGATTTTTCCGAGCACCGAGCCGACCGGATAGGGCATGCCTTGCAGCAGCGTGACCACTTCGCGGGTATAGTTCGGGTTGACCTCATATTTGAGGACATCGCCCATGCTGGGCGGTTCTGTCAGGACTGGCATTGGTCAGTCTCCATGTTTTGGGGGTGGGGCTGCGTTCAGCGCGAGGCTGTGGCGGCCTTCTTTGCGGCGGCGATAATCGGGCTGTCCTTGGCGGCGGCCGCCGCCGGGGCCGTGGCGATGATGCCTGCCGCATCGCCGCGCGAGGCGAGATCGGCCAGCACGCGGGCGCGCAGGGCTTCGGGTTTCAGCCCGCGCGCAACGGCGTCGGAGGCGTCGATGTCCACACCCAGCCGGGCGGCCTGCGCGCAGACCTGTGCCACCTCGGCCGCTTCGGCCCGGATGGCGTCGGCGCTCATAGTGGCTGGGTCGGGCGTGAGCGCGGGTGCGGCGGCTTCAACGGGCGGTTCGGGAGCAACCTCGGTGGCTGGGGTGGCGGCCGAGGCCGGATTCTGGGTGTCGGTGGAGTCGGTGGTCATCTGTGGACCCTTTCTGCTGGTGGGATTGATGCCCCCTGGGGCGGCGGCGAAGGCGCGGAAGGCGGTGACAGGATCAGCAAGCTCGTCGGCCAGACCAGCGGCAATGGCATCAGCGCCGCGGAACACGGCAGCCTCTGTTGCCAGCGCCGCCGCATGGCTGAGACGATCCCCGCGCCCGGCGGCAACGGTTTCGGCAAATAGGAAGCGCACGACCTCCAGCTCGCGCTGCATCTGGTCGTGCACCGCCTCCGGCAGTGGCTGGTAGGGATTGGCGTCGATCTTGTGGATTCCGGCATGGATCAGCGTGACGGCGATGCCCTTCTGGTCCAGCGCCCCGCTCATGTCGGTGTGCAGCGCCACGACCCCGATGCTGCCAACTGCCCCGGTGCGCGGCAGGATGATCCGGTCGGCCTGGGAGGCCAGAACGTAACCGGCGGACAGCGCATGTTCCGCCACGAAGGCCTGCACCGGCTTTTGCGCGCGTGCCGACCGGATGCGGTCGGCCAGATCGAAGGCCCCCGCGACCTCACCGCCGAAGCTGTCGATGTCGAGGGCAATGCCCCGCACCGCAGGGTCGGCCGATGCCGCCTGCAATTGCGCGGCGATCCCCTCGTAAGACGTCAGCCCCGAGGATTGCCCGATCCACGCTCCGCGATGCACCAGCGTTCCGGCGATTTCGATCACTGCGATGCCCTCGACCACCGCGAAGGGCTGGCTTCCATTGCGCTGATGGCGCTGGGCGAGGTCGTTGCCAAAGAGCGAAGCGCGGGCGGGCATCTTGGCTTCGACCTGATCTGCCGTATCCACCTCCAGCCCTTGGAAGGTGATGTCCTGGCCGGTGATGAGCGGCCCCAGCCCCGAGAGGAAGGCCAGTGCCTTGGCAGGGTCCACCATCAGCGGCGTGTTGAAGGCGCGCTGGGCGATCTGGGCGTGGTGCATCATGCGCCCTC